CGAATAATTGCCGCATAAGATGTTGAACGTCTATAGTGCGGCTTATAAAGATAAAGATTTTCTCGGCGTGTTGCGCGCCGAGCACGAGGAGCACCTCGTGAAACGCGAACGCAACATTATCAGCAATGCCTATCGTCACGACTATATGATGACGAACGAGGAAATGGATCATCTTCAATCCTGTTTCCCGCGGCAACTGATAATTTCTGAAGATCCGCGCTTGAATTGCTCGCATCCAGTGTTGGCTGTGCTGAACAGCTACGCCAACGATGATGTGCGACAGCAAATTGCGCGATGCCAAAGTCGCGGCATCACCACGATGACCATTGGTGACGCCGCGCATGCACCTCTTGGTGCGAACCATAACTGCCTACTCGTAGACGATCTGCGGGAGCGGTTTCGTGTGGCTAATAATCGCGGGGCTACCCACGATTTGATAGATCACGCGCAGTATGGAGACTACACACCTCATTGCGTGCGGGGTTGTCAGAATTGCACTTTTAATGCGGAGGAGGCCTTCGCTGTGCATTCTCTGTATGATGTTTCCATGCGTGATATTGCCACCACATTTGCGAAGCATGGCCTGCGTAAGTTGACTGCTTACATGCATATTAGTACCATGTTATATGACGAGCCGTATGTCGACCCTTACCCTTACTTCTCTGTGTCCCGAGTTGGTAGTAAGTTGCTCTTCAACATGCGTGATGATAGCCTCCCGTACGCTCACGATTTTGGGCGATGGCGGGATTGGGCGTATACTACGGTTATAAGGTGTGGCACCTTTAATATCGTATTCGAGCACGTCCGACGTCACGGACCCATGCATGTTATAGTGGCCACACGTGTGCATGCTGATGCATACATCACGTTAGATAGCAGCCGCGATATTTCGCATGGCATTTATCGCACCGTGCCGCTAGGCGACATCTTCCAGAATGCCTACAAAGTTCCGGACATTACCCATAGTGTCGAAAATAAATTTCTAGTCCCCCAAAAAGGCACGCCTCATTTTATAGTACCTGCGCATGTGGTGTTGGGTCTTATGGCCTACGCAAATCGTACTGCCGATGAGGGGTATAAGTTTGCTGAGCTGGCGACTTATTCCAGCGGTTTACGACGCAGTATTGTCATCGGCGGCAAGACTTACCAGCATAGTTGGGATTGTGACGCGGAACAGTATTACCGCGTTGTGTTCTCTTTATTTGTGCTTGGTGCAATCGCGCGTACCGAACGCACAGCCGGCATATCTGCAGTGTTTCGGTATTTGCGGGATACTAAACATCAAGCGCCCACAGGTATATCGTACATCATCGATCGTATCGAGCGTTACTTTCATACCGTCGAGAAGAATCCCGTGGGGCAAATGGGGTTTTATTTGTGGGATTTTAAGCCAATTTTAATAGCTGACATTACAATCCATCAAGTCGTCGATGCGATAGTCCACGACGGTCCACGTCGACACCTGTTACCTGATGAGGATGACACGCCAGATAATTCTTCGTGTGATGAAACACCCTCGTCTGATGAATCGACGAGCGAGGAGGATCAAAGTAGTGCCGATTGTGATTCCACAGCAGGTAGCTCAGACAGTTCTATTACTGTTATCGCAAACGAACCTGCAGCCCTCGTGCCGAGTTCTGAAGAAGAGATTGACCCACCTCGAGGTACAAGGGATGCTCCCTTATTCCGCTATGAGTACGAGATCCGCCGGTTGCGACCTTCCGCCGGTCAGACCCCAGTACCAGCGACGTCTGTTAGCGCCAATATTACCGCAGTGCCCACATCAACCACAGCGTCCACCTATGTCAGTCTTACTGCTGTAACTCCCCCGGTGGTCGTTTGCGCTTTTGCAGACGCTCCGGATAAATTCGTGTTGGGTCATTGCGCTATGGCTGCACTTTGGAGTTGTCTGCCACGTGAAGGACGGCCGAATGTCAAAACCTTCATTCAACAATGCGCAAAGCTCCTAGACGATGCTCGCGTCGCCAAAACTCTCGACGTAACGGAGACGGAAATCCGCGATTATATCTACAAGGGCGTGTATGATAATAATTGCAGCAGCGCCATTATACCCATGGCTGCTGTACATTACGCGGTTCATATCGCTATAATCCGTGCTAACCATGCCCCGCTCGTTTGCGGTGACACGTCGAAGGTCCCGAGGTATATTGAACACGCCAACAACCACTTTACTGTAGTAGATTTGCAGGGTGGTTCTGTCCACAAGTTTCCCGCACTTTTGCGTGATATTGTGCTGGCTGATCGGCGTGTTCTAGATTGTAGCGCCGCTCCCGGTTATTTGGCGAAGCTAATAGAAGATCAAGGCGCCAATCTTACTTGCGGCGTTTATAAAGGTAAAATGGCCAGTTCGCTTACTCAGAAGCTGTTTAGCCGCGTGATCGAGTATGATAATATATCTCAGCTGTCGCAACATATAGACGGCAAGTTTGATGTTATTGTCAACGATGCGGCTCGCGCTGAGAACAGCGAAGACTTGATTTTAGAAGTCACACGGGCAGTGTTACCACACCTCAACACTGGCGGCTCGTACTTGTGCAAATCGTTTGGCAACGCCCACGCATTATGGCGCGAGCTTACCAGATTCGCGAACGTTGAGAAACGTGCTGGCGCTGCCGGGACAACCGAATGCTATTATTATTGTACCGGTTACTACCAGTCAGCAACAGACGGCGATAGATGGCGTAGTTTATACGATCGGTTCAATGAACCTGTCACCACGCATTATTTCGTCGAGTCACGTGTTGCCGTTCGTGTGTTTGCTCGCGAGTATTTTTCCGGCGAATTTAAGAAGCACATGCCGGTCGTGGCTGACGGCGCTGATGGCGTCACTTTTCGGGCGCTTACCGGGTTCGCCAGTGCAGCCAAGACCACAATGGCTTGCACTATGTTTACTCGCCCCGTCTTTATTGCCCCGTCACGTGATCTCACAAAGACTCACCACGCTAAAGGGGTTGCCAGTTTCACACCACATGTTGTGTTTTCACAGAAATTAGATATGTATGACACTATAATAATTGACGAAATATCTCAATTTCCAATCGACTACATCGCATTGGTGTGTTACACCTTCCCTGGAAAAGAGGTTGTGGTACTGGGTGACGTGGAGCAGACACCTTATGTCAATTACCAGTCAACGCGAAGTTATAAGGTTGTGTATGACATTGGTGTCCGTAATAACATTGTTGATGTGTACAAGATTCCGCAAGATGTCACAGTCGCGCTAAACCGCAAACATAGGTTTAACATCACTTCGCGTTCTGACGTTCGTGACGGCTTTCGGTTATTTGCGGGTGATGTTTTGGAGTTCGCTGGGTCTAACATTCCCGTCATATCTTTCAACAATGCGACGGCGGCTGCACTGAAGGCTAAAAATGTCAATTCGCACACTATAACAACCTTCACTGGCAGCCGCGATCATACCGTCGTATTCTATATTGATTCGGCGGCTGTTGCCTCTGAACTGGCGAATAAACCACAGTATATTTATACCGCAGTTTCACGAGCCACCCATCAAATTGTGCTTGCCGGTGATTACGGTTATATCGCGAAGTATTACTTCGTGCACGGGTGTCGTTTATCTCGATTTGAGGAAATCAACCAGGTGTATCAAGAGAGCCGGATTCAATTGCCTGATGATGGTGTCATGAAGATCAACATCTCTAATGAAACCACATCTACACCGGTCACCCTCGAGACCGCTGTTACGACGCTGCAGAGCAAATTACTCGCAGTGGTCGACCCCGATAGTGAGACCCTATCGACAAAACCGGCTGAAGTAGCTGCGGTTGAGAGCGGACAACTTAAGGCACCAATTGACGCGTTGTTACCGATCCCGCAAACTACTAAAGTGTACAAGCTCACGTCTGCGCGCTTATGCCTACATCAGATAGCTTCATCCAAGCTTGAGGCGACCCAAACTTTAGTCAAGCGTTACGCTAAATTAAGTGGACCCAATGACCCTAAGCGTATGCATCTTGCTTATACAGAGCTTATGGGCGGTCTTTGCCGGGCCCTCTACGGTCGCACTGACGCGCTGCGCAAATTCGCGACGATATGCGTGTCGCTCCGGAGTACCTCAAGGAGCGCGCCGGTCAGTACCTGGAGGCGCTCCAGGTTAAGATAAATTCCAATCCATCCACTGCTAAAGAGCTTGAGGTTGAGTTCGAGGAGGCTAAGGAAGCACTCAAGTTTTTCAACAAACGCCAGACGAAATTTAAACCCGATGCTGGATTCGATGACACGACTAAGTGCGGACAAGGCGTTGCAGCTACGTCTAAATCTATTAATTTGTTGTTTGGTGTTTATGCTCGCTCTATTTTGGACCGTATGCGTGAGATTCTACTTAAGAACGCCCGTCCAATTATTCTAGCCACACATAATAGCGAGGCACATCTCAATGACGTATATTCCCAACACATGTCGGAGCTGGGCAATCACGACAATACTAATTGGACGTGTAATGACTTTTCCGAGTGGGATTCGTCGTTCCGCAGCTGTTTCGCTAAAGTGACAAGTCGTTTACTTATTATGATTGGTTGTCCTGAGAAATTGGCACAGTGGTTTGAGAATTTCCGCGAGAGCTGGCGTATGGAGTACCGCCACGAATTTGGTAAGACCGTTCTTAGTGGCTTCGAAAAGCAGTTTTCTGGCAATCCTTTCACCATTTGCGAGAACACAATCGGAAATATGGCATTATGTTTCATATCATTTGAGTATAAAGGTCTCGACTTTGCCATGTTTAAAGGTGATGACAGCGCAGTACGCTGTACTCATAGTACACTCACTGAGAAAGGTCGCAACCTCATTAAGTTCACCGGGCATGGTTTAAAATTGCACAACACGCCCATTGGAGAGTTTGCAGGTTGGTTCCTAACTCCGTACGGGCTATACCCAGATGTGGTGCGATATGCCGCGAAATTTATAGACAAACCCTATCGTAGCGAAGAACACCTTCAAGAGGCACTTAATTCGCTACAAGAACGCGTTGCCGCTGTTAAAACTGAGACGCAGAAAAGATGTGGAGCAACAATGGCATATCTGCATTATCGCGGCATCCTTGGTGTTGACACCTTCACAGTTGGCGAGATCGAGAACTTATTTAACTTTATTAAGTCTAGTAGGACTATTAAATTCTCTGATCTCAAGCCACAAGAGCTGCCAGTTCGGCTGCTCTGACTATCGAAATGCGTTGTACATAGCCCCTTTTATTGTGTGTGTTTAATATGCTTTTATTTCTTTGACTACTTCTACCTTTTAGCCAATTTATTCATATTTATTTCATGCTCTATTTTGTTTTTGATTTGCTCATTATCTTGTTTATCATCCTCTATTATGGCAGAGAACGCTAAAGTTATGTCTGTCGGTGCCTGTGATATTATGGCAAGAACCCCCGCAGGCGCTGCGTACGTCCAGAAGGTTACACATCCTCCGACAACGATACCACAGGAGTATTTAGGTATACCTGATAGCAGTGCACCAAACGTTGTGTGTATGGAAGTTAAGGGTGAGACTAACGTCGCCCCGATATTTACATATGCCACGTCTTCTAGTGCCACTACCACCGTTAATCCTAGCTCTATGTTATTTCTGTCGCCTTCTGGTGGCTATGTAGCGTCATATGTGTTTATGCAAGTACCGACTACTAACGGCCCTGGCTGGTCCCAACCGATATCATGGCCGTCTACGGCCAATCATCCGGTTGTCACCAATACTACACCTCCAGCCGTTCTTAATGCCGGATACAACTTTAGCAATTGGGTATCAGATGTTGCGATGTTTCGTAGTTCCTATAAGTCAGAGACTTTCTATCTTAATGCCACCGACTTTAACAATCAGGGAACCATAACAACTGCGAAGTTTAAGCCAAATATCTTGCGTGCTCAAACTGTGCTCACTTTATTTCAAACTCATTCGAAGTGCGCAGGCAGCATGCATAGTTTTACTCGGGCTATAAACCTCGCCATTGATCCCAATATGGAAACATTTTACGTTGCGAAAAATGAGCTTGTGGGTCCAGTTGCTGATTATGCCGTCCAGGTGTTCGAATGTAACGGAGGCACATCGGCCAACCTTCGTATCCCCTATTCGGGCACCGCCAACGAGTACTCAGCGCTCTATCAGTTTTTACCGTCATCGGCAACAGACTTGCTCAATTTGAGTAGTAAATCTAAGACCAATCCTGCTGTTGACGGTGCGTTTGTTGTTCATCAACCGGTTGATCCCATTTCCACCTGGGATGTCACCACCAGCTTACCTGACTACTCTAGCGGCTCGTCGTCTATTGCTGCTCCCGTGTTGTCCTTAATTCGTGCTTACAACGCAGGCACTGGCTACCAGTATTTTCCGCTATTTACGTCAACGTCCGGACAAGGTGGCAACAGCGCCAACGTTGCTGCCGTGGATACACCGTGGAATAATTTGGACTGGTCCATCACTATATTGGAGGGGCTTACAATTCCGTCATCCACCGGCACCACGTTATCTAGTGTGCCGTATGTGACGGTTAAATCGTATTCTGGTTTCGAAATCCAACCTCAATTCGGTAGCAGTCTACGCCCTTTCGCCCGCCTATTGCCATTACCAGATCGTGATGCGATGGACATCGCCACTTGTATTTTCCACTCACGTCCTGACGCACTTCCAGCCTCTGCGAACGATTTGGGCACAATCGCCGCTACTTTATTCAAGTTCACTCCTATGATCATAGATGGGATAAAGAGCATGTTCGGTGCTTACAATAAGAACAAGAAGCAGCAGGCGAAGGAACGGCCCGCTGAAAAGCAGGCCGTGGCGTCTATCGTTCGTAAGATCAGTAAAGTCGCTATAGCGCCCAAACAACGTAAGCAGCCCCAACAACAGCCTCGTCGTAGACGTGACGATGTTGAGCCAGCACGCAAGTTGCCGGACAACTCTGTGCCAAAGACGATGGTTTTCCGCAAGCGCAGATAAGCCATCCATCCATTTATTTATTCAAGGAACCGACAAGCACCCGGTTAGGTTCCGTTACGGGTTTTCCGGGTTTCCCGTATAATGGTTTACTATTTTATCG